GTCCATGATGAAAGAAAGTCTACAATTTTAACAATCGGGCCTAACGGCGGGGTTTGGCGTAACTCGATAATGCACAAAGGCATTAGAAAAAAAGGTATAAAAGTACCTTGTATAAATTTTGATACGCAAGCTAACCTAGCCGACAACTGTAAAATGGACATAGAGGGTGCAGAAATCCCTATCCTGACTCACAGTATGGCAACTTTTAAGAAACTTGTTTATGAATGGAGTTTTGATTATGACCCATACATACCAAAACTTTGGAATGTGATCGACAAACAAAAAGCAGATTACCGGGTAGAAGCAGAATATAAGTCTCTGCACTATGTTGAAAGGGACGTTACATTTTGGGGTGCTACTTGGTTTCCTAAAAACTCTATGGTTTATTGTTTTGCATTATGAAACTACCTGAACTAATCCTGAAACCTGTTACATCGCCCCTTAAGATTGGCGATTCTGTAGGAGGTTTTGAGCCTAACGTCTTTGATGATTGTATTTTGATCGACCCTGATGGAACCCCAGTAGGTTTATTTATAAAAACTTTGCCTGATGATTTGCAAAACTTGGTTAACATTGCAGACCGGGAGATACAGACAAAAAGAGTACCTAAATCCGATATGAAAAGGTCGAGCGGATTACACAATAAAAAAGCTGAAGTATTGCAATATTCAACAATTTGCGGGTCTTGCCCGCCCAAACCACACATGAGAAGGCCATACGCTACTAGATCATCTGTTCATTCTGTAAAAAGTGCCAATATATTTGCTAAGGCAATGTATGCAGCAGGTATAAAATCTTTTGAGTTAGTTAAAAAATTTATTCCAACTGTAGCTGATGCACACCTTTTAAAAATACGTGACAGGATTCCTGAGAAATGGCGTTTTGCTAATAATTTTTCTTCAACTATTTCTAACTGCAATATTTCCGCACCGGTTCATCAAGACCACGCCAACGTAAAAGGTGCTATAAATATGATAATTACAAAAAGGCGTAACAGTAGAGGAGGAAATCTTCATGTACCTGATTACAACGCTACTTTTGACCAAACTGACAATTCATTATTGGTTTACCCGGCTTGGCGTAATCGTCACGGAGTTACGCCCATTATCCCAACATATCAAGGTGGCTACCGTAATTCTCATGTTTGGTACGCCCTCGATTCTTTTAACAAATTAAAAACCTAGTGGCAAAAAAGAAAGCGACTCAGTCAGAAAAAGATTATAGAATTTACAGAATTGCTGGATTATTAGCTCGTGGTGTAACGCGGTCAGAAATTATAAAATATACCGCGGCTGAGTGGGGGGTTAAGCTCAGACAAACAGAACAGTATATCCAAGATGCTCGTATAGTTCTCAAGAAAGATTTTGACATCGACAGAAGGCAGTTTACCGCGGATATGTTAAGCCAGCTTTCAACACTACAAAAAGAGGCTAGAAATAATGGACAATTACACGTTGCTTTAGGGTGTATAAATGCAATGGCTAAGATTGCACAAGTATCAACATGAGCATACTTTCTAGGGAGGGTTCAGTATTAGATCGCCCGGGTAGTTCTGGTATTTCTGTTGATATTGATATTTTGTTAGAAAGAATTAGAAACGATTTACACGAGCCACAAAGGGCTTTTTTTGATGATAATACAACAGAAATTTTAGGACTTTCTGCTGGTTATGGTGCTGGTAAAACTAGGGCGCTTTGTGCGGCTTGTGTGAAACTTGCTGCACTTAACGTAGGTTTTACTGGGGCTGTTATGGAGCCAACTGGCCCATTAATTCGTGATATATGGCAAACAGACTTTGAGCAATTTTTGGAGCATTATGAAATACCTTATACATTTCGTGCTAGTCCACTACCAGAATATATTTTGCATCTACCCGGAGGCGATACAAAAATATTATGCAGAAGTTTTGAAAACTGGTCTAGAATAATTGGTTTAAATTTGGCCTTTGTGTTAGCCGATGAAATTGACACAGTAGCACCAAGTGTTTGTGATAGAGCTTTTCCTAAAATACTTGGAAGGCTAAGGGCTGGTAATGTGAGACAATTTTGCGCTGCAAGTACGCCAGAAGGTTTTAGGTGGATGTGGAATACTTTCGGGTCAGATCAAGCCAAGGAAAGAGAGGACAGAAAACTAATAAAAATGAGAACGCAAGATAATCCACATTTGCCCAATGATTTCATTGAGCGAATGCAAGCAAACTATGATTCGAGTATGTTGCAAGCCTATCTCAACGGAGAGTTTACCAATCTCACAACAGGTCAGGTTTATGATCGTTTTGTTAGGGCTGATAATGTAATTCCTACAATGCCTGATGTTTCCCGGGAACCATTAAGAATTGGGGTAGATTTTAATATCGGAAATATGAGCGCTGTAATAGGAGTTAAATTAGATGAGGAATTGTTAATAATTGATGAGATTGTATCGGCACACGATACAGATACACTTGCCCAAGAAATCAAACGTAGATACCCTACACATAGAATTTATGTATATCCAGATGCCAGCGGAGGAAATCGTTCCACTAATGCAAGCAAAACAGACATACAGATACTTGAAACATACGGTTTCACAAATCTTTCAGCAAAAAGCAATCCACCAATACGCGACAGAGTCTCTGCCGTACAGGGTTTGTTATGTAACGGAAAAGGGCAAGTACGTTTACAAATCAATGCCAGTTGCAAACGTATGATTGAATGTTTAGAGTTGCAATCATATACTGAAAAAGGAGAGCCGGACAAAGAGGCCGGGTATGACCATTTGAACGACTCATTAGGTTATCTGGTATGGCGTGAATTTAACCCACTCTTTGCACGTTCTGGGCGTGGTACTGGTGTTCGATTGTATTAATGCACTACTATGTAATTAAACCAAGGGAGACTTATTGTGTATAGCGGATATGGTAGACAATACAGCAGAGGAAATACTGGGGTAACGACTGATGTTAACGACCCCAGTTCAACTTGGTTTAATCAAGAACCACATTGGCTACTTATTGAAGATTTGGCAGGGGGTACATATTCCATAAGAATGAAACATAGGCGATATTTGCCGCAAGAACCACGAGAGCAAGACGATTCATACGAAAACAGATTAGCAAGAAGTACTTGCCCGCCATATTTTCAAAGGCTAGAGCGTATGCTTGCGGGAATGCTCACAAGAAAACCTGTAAAATTACAAGATATAAACGACACAATAAGGGAGCAACTGTTTGATGTCGATTTACAAGGAAATGATTTAAATATTTGGACCTACGAAACTGCTAGGAAAATGATTCGTTACGGTCACGTTGGAGTGCTGGTAGATACACCGGCTGAAGGCAATGGCAGACCATATTGGGTGGCTTACACACCAAGAGAAATTTTAGGGTATCGTACCGAATTAATTAATGGTAAAACTACATTTACGCAACTTAGGCTCATGGAAAAAGTTTATGAGGCTGAGGGCGAGTATGGCGAAAAGTTAGTTGAACAAGTCAGGGTGTTATATCCGGGACGTTACGAGATACATAGAAAGAATGATGACGGTAGGTATAAAGTTTTTGATGAAGGCAATACAACGACAACTGAAATACCATTTGCAGTTGCATATTCAAACCGTGTAAGTCTTATGGAATCAAGGCCACCGCTTGAAGATATTGCAGAGTTAAATATCAAGGCATATCAAGTACAAAGTGATCTCGATAACCAACTACACATTTCTGCTGTACCATTATTAGGTTTCTTTGGTTTTCCGCAAAGTTCTGAAGAAGTAAGCGCGGGACCCGGGGAGGCTATTGCATTTCCAGCAGACGGTAGAGCCGAGTACATTGAACCAACTGGAAGGTCTTTCAATTCACAATTTCAAAGGTTAGATCAACTTGCGCAGCAAATTAATGAACTTGGGTTAGCAGCGGTACTTGGACAAAAATTAAGCGCAGAAACAGCAGAGGCCAAAAGAATTGATAGAAGCCAAGGGGATAGCACAATGATGGTAGTTGCCCAACAAATGCAAGACCTAATCGACAACTGTTTGACTTTTCACGCTCAATATTTAAACACATCAGAAGTTGGTAGCAGTTTTGTTAATCGTGATTTCTTAAGCACAAGACTAGAGCCACAAGAAATACAATCATTATTACAGCTTTATACTGCTGGTACGATTACACAAAAAACATTATTAGATCAACTCACACAAGGAGAGGTATTAGGAGACGAGTTTGACGTTGAAGAAGAGATTGAGGCCACACAAACTGGTGGCTTAATGGAAATGGCCCCACCAGAACCAGAGGACGAAGAGGAGCCAGAGGACCAAGAGGACGAACCAGAGGCGGCGTAAACAATGGCCTTGCCTGATGCCATATATAGAAATGCTATTGACCTTAATAGATTTGGAAATAAAGTCTCTACTGATGTTTCAAAAAGGTTTGTAGATATTTGTGTTCAATCAGTTACGCAACTAGCAGAGTTAGACCGCCGAGGTTTGGGCGATAGTTACCGGGCGGCTAGATTACGTTCTATCGTAGCCCAGTTACAAAAAAGTTTAGGTAGTTGGAAAAAATTTGCTAATACAAATGTCACAAGGGAGTTGCAAGGGTTGGCTGGGGTACAGGCAGGATTTATAGAAAATCAATTAACCAAAGTAATACCAAAAGGTATGAGACAAAACATACAAGTTAATGGAATTGAAATATCGCCAAAGTTTGCTGAGTCTGTTGTAAGTGTCGACCCTACAAAAATACGTTCCCGGGCAGTTGGCAAACAGTTAGCAGCATTTCTTGGAGAGCCTACGTTGTCAGATAATCTTGGTGCGATTATGACATTACCAAACGGAAATATAGTACAGCAAGCCTTTGATAAAATTGCTGATGATTCAGTTCAACTATTTAGGCGTTCTGTACAAGATGGATTATTAACAGGAGAAACAACGCCACAGATTACACGGCGTTTGCTGGGAAATAGTAAAGAAGGGGACACGGCTAATATTTTGCAAATGTCACAAAAAGGTGGGATTATGACGACCCCACCAATAAACCAAATTAGGACCTTAGTTCGTACCAGTATTAACCAAGTTTCTAATAATGCCGCACTTTCTGTTTATCGTGCAAATAGTGATTTAACTAAAAAATATAGATATACTTCTACCCTCGACAGTAGGACAACGGCTGTTTGCGGCGCTTTAGATGGCCGAGTTTTTGAATATGAGCAAGGACCAATGCCACCACAGCACTTTAATTGTCGTTCGACCATAGTTCCAGAAATAGATTATGACAACTTACCTTTTGACCCGCCACCTACAGGGAGACAAAGGGCCTCAGCGGGTGGACCAGTACCGGAGAAAATGGATTATGGGCGATGGCTGTATTTGCAGAATGATAATGTCAAAGCCAAAATTTTAGGAGGAGGTATTGTCCCGGGTACAAACAAATATGAAGGTGCTTTCAAGTATTTCGACAGGTTGGTACAAAATACAAAAGACCCAAGACAGGCTTTATCAAAATTTGTCAGGGCAGATGGTAGCCGCGTATCTTTGCGAGAATTACAGAAACGATATGGTAAGCCAGAATCAATTTTAGAAAAGGGTGTAGTAGCACCAATAAAACAAGTAGTTCCTAGAAAAGCAGCCCTAGAGTTTTACAGTCCTACTTCATCGCCAACTACTGCAATCAGCCGGGGGAAAGACATTGTAGGAAAACGACTAACACCACTAGACCAATACCGGGTTACTTACAAAACACAATTAAGACGTTATGATGATTTGCTATTAGAAAAAAATGAGATAGTAAAAGATTTCAATAAAGCAGTCAAAAAAGGAGATTTTGCAGGGATTCCAGCAATACAAAAACGTGACGAAAAAATAAAAACTGCTATAGCAAAAGCAAAAGATAATGTAATCAAGACAGAGAAAAAAGGTAAATTGATAATGAGAGATTTGAGGGAGGAAGCTATGAAAACCTCAACAGTTACAAGAACTCAAATCAGGCAAAGAATTGATGATTGGCGTGTTATTGGCATTAAAGAAGATGATGTTCTTTATGGTGGCGTCAAAAGAAACCTTGAAGAATATGGGCTGATGTTTAACGGAGCCGGTATAACTGGCGGTGGTAAAAATAAACTTGGACGAGCAATGCCGGGTGTGCCTCAGCAAGTCAACAGAATAAAAGTTTCAACAGCAAGGGCTTATAACCAGCCGGAAGGTAATTTCAGTATGGTCAATGTAAATATTTCAGGCGTTGACAAATTTGACGGTAATTATGGCAAAGGTACAATTTTTCATGAAATGGCACATTCGATGGAGGGAATGGACGAGAAAAATTTATCAATGGCTGTAGCATTTCGTAATAATCGTGTAAAAGATATGAAGCTGGTCAGCCCCAAAAAATTGAAAGGTACTATAACTGGCGGATATAACCAAAGAGAAAAAGTATTAACAGACAGTTTTATACACCCTTATGTTGGAAGGCCATACAGAAGGCAAGTAACAAGATTCAACGAAACAGCTGCCCCAACTGGTTTTAAATTAGGGGACACATACGATGAAGCAACAGAGGTTATTAGTATGGGAGCAGAACATTTTATTGACGAGGCTGCAATGTTTCGTTTATATCAGGCTGACCCCGACCACTTCTATATGATGATGTCATTGACAAGAACTAAATACTAATGCCTGTTCGATTTCTCGTCACGCTGTTTGATGAAACAGCAGTAATAAAACTTGAAACGTACCCGGGACCGGCGTTAATATCCGGAGCCGAAAGTATTGTTGATGAAATTTTATTTTCTGGCCCAAGGGCTTATGATTCTGTTGGTCATTTGTTGAGTTTAGATTACATTAGGCCTTTAGACTTGTATTTGTTTTTGGTTGATATTTTCGATCAAGAAAACATTGAAAT